GCCCTTCTTGAAAAATTTGTCAAATAACTCGTCTTCGGAATCGCCTGCTTCAAGCAAATCCTTTAGCCGCTCTCTAGTTTCTAGTTCTGTTCCTATGTAATGAGATGCATGCGTTAGTTCATGCTCTAAGATTGATCTGTGCGCAAATTTAATTGCGTCCTCATATATCTCTCGCCTTTCATCTTCGCTCTTGTCACCCTCGTTGATTTCATTCATAATTGTGTTAAAAACACGTGTTGAATAGTTGACCAACTTAATATCTCTTCGTGGATCGGGGGCAAACTGCGTTTCTTCGGCTTCGCGATAGGAGATGCTAATCGTCGAAGGCTCATCTTCGACAAGGGCCCACTTGGAGTTCCTTCGTTGAACCCTGGCTCCAGGCTTGAAGGAGGCCCACGCACCAGGGCCTTTCGTGTCATCTAGTTTAGAAAAATCTCCGTACGTGGCGCCTTCTTGGTCCCATTGGAGTTTGTCGCCTCGTAGCAACCTGGTCTTCCTGGAAGCAATATTCCAGTTGTAATTCTTGAACCTAGGATCAAGCAAAACATTGCTCAGTAGAGCGTAGGCGACTTGCAAAGAGTTGTCGTCAAGTTCATCATTGGGGCTGAGGGCAGGATCCAAAAAATCAGCATAAGAATCGCCTTTAGCAAAACTGGGAAGTGCTTTCATGAAAGCCTGCGCAACGTCTGCACGCGTCTTCAGTGGCTTTCCGTCATTGAAAGCGTCATCAACTGATTTATCTAGGCGTGCGTATGCCGTTTGTATAGATGTCGGCGTGCCGTCAAGATGTTTAGCGAGACTCGCTGGCTGCCATCGTCTTGAGATGCGAGCAGTGCTCCAAGGTTTGTCGGACTTCTTGGGGAAGTCTGTTGCGTCTCGGCCAGGAAAATTAGGTCGGGTTGTTCTAGAAGAGAACCCATCTCTAGCATTGGCCAGGTTTCGTGCCTGTCTAGTTGCGCGTCGAGCGAACTGAGTTCCTTCTTGCACAAATCCATCTCCATCAGCATCTTCGGCATTTGGATCGAATCTGGCGTTACGAACAAAACCTCGGATAGCCCCAGTTGCGTTGCGCCTAGTACGAGAAGCAATTCTTCGGCCGATTGCTTTTTCAAATTGGCCCGAACTCAGAGAGGAAACGAAGTCCAGAATGTCATCGGCTTTAGCCTGCATTTCATTCGCCTTTTGGCTCGGAAACGCTGTTATCACCGGAACGCCATACAACATGTCGTCTTCAATATCCTGGACTTTTTCAATAAATATTTTAGTCCAGCGTTCATTAAGGTCGCTTTTTATCCCGTTCCATAGAAAGTCATGAAATTTGCTTGACATCACGGGCGATACTGAAGGCAGTGACATCACAGTTGGCCAAAAGTCAACAAACTTCGGATCAGAACCCGGAGTCAAGATCGCTCCATCTTTTTGATCCTGCGGTTCAGCCAAGTAGTAAATTCTGCTGGATCCGTTATTTGCGACGTGGATGGCTCTCATGCAACACTCCCACCCTTGGGCTGCTTGGTTTGAGGACGAATTTTTCTTTTGATCTGCGATGCATTCTTTGCGATTTGGGAGGAAACCAATTGGCGCAAAACTTCCACTGCATCGCCCGAGCGGACCTTATAGCCATGCGGCAAAGAGGTAAAAGTATCTGGATCTAGAATATCAATACCCCACCTATTTGGGAAGATACTTTGGACCCCAAGTTTTTCTAGTCTAATTCTCTCGGCTTCAGCAGCCTTGGCCATTCTTAGGTATGGCATTACGTTAATAATTTCATCAAAATCCGTATTTGTATTGTCGCTCATGTAGGAAAAGAATCTGTCGATCTCCTCCGGGGACAATCCGGCTTTTCGTAAAGCGCTCGTTACGGAGACGTTACTCTTGCCCAAATCTTCATCCGAGATGAACGCAGGCCTCTTTTTGGCTAGTTCATCCAGATCGACCCTCACATGCTCAATGTCAGACACATCGAAGCCGCCGTGCACAAATCCGTCGTAACGTCCTCGTCCTTCCAGGACGCGACTCATATCTCCCTTTAGTCCGCCAGCAATTAGGTCGTCAATCAGTTTATTGGATTGTTCTGAATCATTATCACGTATTGCGTTGAGGAAGTTGTTGGGATCGTTGCTGGTCATCAGAGCAGGCCTGCGCTCGCCAGAGGGTCCGGTTTGTCGACTGATGGATGATCGACGCGACACATCCTTTTTTAAGACAATTTGGTTATTGCCGGGGACGAATGATCCTGATGCCTCGCTCTGCATCTTGGAGGATGACAAGAATTCCTCATTCCTCAAGGAAAAGCCAAGACCCGGTTCAGCCGCTTCAGCAAAGCCAGCACTTCGCGCCTTCTCGTGATCCCGGTGAACATAAATGCCAGTGACCGGCCGAAGATTGTCGGGCATGTCATCCGGGTAATTCATCAACGAATCAACACGTTGTTTGAGAAATGCTTGGGCTGGAGTGGCTGTGGATTCAGAATGACGCAGCCCTCCTTCCAGGAGAACATTGTCGACGCCATCCAGATCCATCGGAAACCGGATGCGCCGGTCAAAGCCATCAATGAAACTAAGTGCACTGTTGTCGATCATTTGTCTGACTTGGTCTGGAGTGTTTGTCGATACGAAAGTTTGAGTCTCTGGGGAAACGGCGGAGACGCGCTGGAAGAATGCCTCAATGTCTTTGAGTATTGGGTCGGGGGTGTCTACTGGTGTTCGCTCACCCGCCCCAAATGGGTTAAACCCAATCTTGCCCAACTCCCCCTCAACGGCCCGGCGCTTAATTTCGCTGAATACCGAACTACTCAGGTCTTCACTTCTGTTCGACTGGCGGCTAGAAAATCCCTCACGTCCCCTTGGGGAACTAGCAGAACCCATCTTGGCCGCACGCAAAAGTCTGTTCCGCTCACTAATTTCACCGGCAGATTCAGTCGGTGGCAAACGCTTAACTTTGGAACTAAGTCCCTGGGAGACTTCTTTTAGACTCATTTGTTTCGTCGGAATAGCCACCAGAGTTCCGTCGTCGTCAACAGAAATAATTGTCAATTCTCCAGGCGGAATAATGAAGGATTCGTCAAATTCATTTTCTGCATTTTTTCGAAGAACCCCCCGCCCACCTTTGGGTACTACAATCCGAATTGAACGGCCCTGATTGTCAGGAATACTGAGGCTTGCGTCTTCGTTTTCTGGCCCAGTGATTCTGCCATGAATCATTGATTCATGAGAGATGACCGAGCCTACGGAGATGTCTGTGGCGCCGTCGATCGAGGCTCTTACCGTGGTTTCCCTATCGACTGGAATCTCATCGATATCCTTCATGATGGGCATGACAAACTTGACAAATTCATCAGAGGGCGACATGTCATCTGATGATTCGATTGCCTCACCTTGTCCCATGGCGCGCCGAGTTGCAGCATTTTTTATGGCTTCATCAAGGCGGGCAGATTTTTGCAGCGATGAAGCGCGTCCTCTGAGGCTTCGTTGCTCATCCAGTCCGCGAACTCGGCCAGGCTTATACCGAGGGATCAATGGCTCCAACATCAAGCCATACGCAGGGGAACCTGACTGCCGCCATGCGCGCATTTCGTTTTTGGCTAAGTCCCAATCGGCACGTTTTGCTTTTACGACGCCCCTCTTGCCCCATGACTTTTTGCTATATAGGAAAAGAGCGGACTTCGTTAGGTCGTCTATCCCCTTGATGTCGATGCCTTCTTGGGAGAGTGTTGTCATCCGGTAGAAGCCGGGAGAAGTTTCTTCTCCCGCCCTTCGCGCAGCAAGTGCTGCATCAGGGGATAGCCGCTCGCGTCTATTGTTCTCATTAAGAATTTGTTGCATGCCCCTAAGGGCGAAATACAGACGAGCAATCTCGTCTTCGTCGAGGCCCTCCCCACCTTCTTTCAACTTATCCAGAAGTTCTTGAGAATATTTCTCCAACTGCTCGTAGCGGCTGTTAAGTTCTCCGCCTTTTATGTAGCGGTAAGATATGTCCTCAAACCCAAATTCATCGTTCACGTGGGAACGAACCTGCTGCGCAAACGTGGAGTTGCTTAAATTATTCCTGAGAATCTCTTGAATGAGAGCATCAGATCGACCAGTTGGGGTTTGGGCAGGTAGCAATTCGCCCGTTTCTCTATCCAGGACAACGCTTACTGACTGGGGGACGAGAAGATCGACGGTTTCGTCTACGTCGGGATCAGGCGGATCGATGGTGGAGGACGGCGACCCAGGCCCGGTGGGAGTAGACGGCGCCATTGGCGGGCTGGGTGTCCCAGGTTCCCAGTCGGCAGGTCCACCAACGTCCTCTATCCACTTTGTTGCGTTTTCAACTTCAGGGCCCTTAAGAATGCCCATCTTCTGCAAAGCGTACATCTCGGCCGTTGCTTCGAGAACCATTCGTGGGGCATGGGTGTCATCTTGGAATGAACCAGCGAAATAGTCATCGATCATTGATTGGTAATACCCACCAGCGAGGAGGTGAAGCATTGAGCCTTCTAGATCATTGACGCCATATGGAGGGATTCTGTCGTTATTGGCCAAGTGGGGCGAAAGCAGAGCAAAGTTCGCCGCTCGCGCCATTTGCGCCCCAGTTACCTCTTCTGCCGGCCCAACAACTTCCACCATGTTGCCAGCGCCATCTACGTAGTAGACAGGTTCGCCCGCATCCAACTTGTCGATAACTAATTTCTTGACCCCCTCGTACTGTGCCGAGTGGAACATTTCGTGGAATGTAATTTGAGCAGCCCGCGCCTCAATGGACCCGTACAACGCTTCTGTCATATCTGAGCCATACGCCTTTTGATAGGCGATCATCCAGGCTTCGGTTCGCGACTGATCCTGCATCCAAGACCTAAGGGCATCCATTCTTTCTGCTTCAGTAGCATCACTGTCTGCCGATATCTCGGTGAACTTGCCCTTTTTCACTACGTATGTAGGCTGGCCATCTTTATCAAAAAGATATTGCTTAAGAACATGTGCCTGGAAATTAATTTTGACTACAGCACGGCCAGTGGCGGCGTCAATTGTAGTGAACCCAAATTCATTAAGAGCCCTTGGGTCTTTGGGGTCATGGATGAGGTTTTCGATTTTGGATGTGGTCTTGGCAAATTCAGGATTTTCTTCGAACGACTGAAGCATCGCTGAAAGAACTCCACGCATGGTTGCCGTATGTTCTCGCTCAAGTTTGTCAAAAATATCTCCGAGAAATTGATCGCCCCTATCAACTGCGTCGATGACCGCTGCGATGCCATCGTCGTCTGGGCTAAATAGACCAGCAAAACTTTCGCGTAGACGTTCTCTGTAGATGGCAAGATTTTCTTTAGCACTTAGGTCATCGTCCCATTCAAATTTTTCGCCCCATAGGTCCGTCAGTAGACCCTTCCACTCAATGTCCCATTCACCATTCTTGGAGAGGACGTCGATAATCTCAAATAGGTCCTCGTTCATTTCGGTGGACATCGATGTGCCGAGACGCCCCTTTAGGCTATTGATTGCCTTGTCTCGCGCCTCCATCGCCTGCTGGAGATCCTCCTCTGTGCCTCCGACACTGTCCGTAAGCCCCCTAAGGCGAGCAAGTTTTTCTTTACTGACCGGTTCTACGTAATCAAAATTGCGGCGGAACAGACGCCCAATGTCGTGGATAGCCTCACGCAGAAATCCAATTGGCTCAAAGCAGTTAGTACCAAACTCGTCAGTAAATTGGTTGGCTGCTGGGGTGCCGGGAGGGCACCTAAATTTGCCAAGATCATCAACAATCAGACCAGCCCCTCGCGCTGCTCGTCCGCCTACGGAACCACCTGGCAACATTTGGCTAAGGCGTCGACCTAGCCCCTTTTCATCTTGGTCCTCGCCGGTGATTGGTCCCCCAGTTCTGGGGTCCATATCATGCCAAGTTACCTTTATCTTGGGACGGCTTTTCAGCCGTTCGTGCATTTCACGCTTATACCTGCGTAATTCTTCTTCCGTAGGTTCTGGCTCAGGTGTGACCCAACCGTAATTAGGTTGACTTCCTGGCCGGGTCATTTCACTGTGAGAAATCCAGTTCTTAAAAAATTGCCCAGGCTTCTTCTTCGCGGTTGGAGACCAACGTATTTCTGGTTCCCGTTTCTTCAGTCCTCCAGAAGATTCTTTTTCGGATCCTTGGTTCTGATTGGGGAACAACGCCTTAGCGGAGAAATCTGCATTGAGCGTACGTTGCTTGGAGATAACCCGAAGCGAGCGCGTAAAGTCATGTGCTGCAGCACGGATGTCGCGGCGATTTGAACCCTGGCGCCGCAAATGCAGTTCATCTGCCATTTGGGCCTCTCTCTGTTAAGGGCAGTTTAGTTGTCGAGTTCGTCGGCTAGCAGTTCGAATTCTGCCAGTGACTGTAGGAACTCTCCGTCTTCCAGAGACTTTTCTCCGCTGCCCCAGTTTTCTGGAATCATGTCTTCTGCGTTGAGTTCTCGCGCACGCTTCATGATGTGAGCCTTGGCCTTGTCCTTGTCCTTCGCTCGACCGAAAGCCATGATTGCATTGCTGAGATCGGAACGGTTGGCAATCGGGAAGGAGCCGTCAGGAAGGGCATTGCCTTGCTTGGCCATTTCTTCGCGCTGGTCATCACTGAACGCACGCTTCAGAGCGATTTCTGCAGCCTCAGCCTCGATATCGGCTGCTTCATCCATATCGTAGGATTCGCGTCCAATCTCTACGCCATCGAGAGAGACGTATACGTCGTAACTCTTGCCGTCAACGCCATCAATTTCAACTGCATAACAGTCGAAACCATCAAGAATGTCGGGCTCAACTCCACGAAGTTCGCCGGGGATGCTCTTGAGAGCGATATCGGCGGCTTCGGCAAAATCGATGAACGAAGGAATGTCTGCATCGAGGGACTTTTCCTGAAGCACTTCGGAATCGAGAACAATCATTCCCTTGACTTCGCCAGTCGTGCCCTGGATGTAGACCTCCATGACTTTTTCGTTCTTGCCGAGGATGTCGACAACGTACATGTCGGCTACGTCGCTGTAGCCAGAGTCAATGACCTGGCCCTTAAATGAAGCCTCAGCGAGGCCTTCAACCTCAAGCAGACCGAACGGGATCCCCTCACCTTTCGTGCAACCGCCCATGCAGTCATCGCACGTCGGCGTTGAGCCCGGGTAAACCTTGCGGTCAAGTGAGCAGAGGTAGCCAGTTGCGGCGAGTTCTTCAGACTTGACATTGAGAGCGCTAAGACGGCTTGAGCGGTAGGAGAGGAGGCTCTTTTCGCCCATCTCGTCCTCGTCTTCCTCGTCCTCTTCCTCGTCCTCTTCCTCTTCGTTCTCAGCCTCAGCCTCAGCCTCGTCTTCAGCGCCCTCGGCCTGAGGGGCCTTCGGAGTTTCGGCATCCTCGCCGTCACCCTCCTGGTCCTCTTCCTCCTCGCCGTCCTCGTCTTCAGCCTTCATCATCATGGGCTTCTTCTTGCCCCAGCCCTTGGACTCCTCTTCGTCCTCCGCTGCTTCTTCGTCGTCTTCTTCCATCATTTCGGCGTCAGCCTTGACCTTCATGGGCTTCTTCTTGGAAAAATCTTCCTCTTCGTCTAGCATTTCGCCGTCCTCTTCGGTGAGGTCGTCCTCGGTTCCCATTTCCTTCGAGGCGGTTTCCTCTTCCTCGTCCACTTCCTCGTCATCGACGGGGACCATCTTCATGGCAACAGCCATAGCGCCGCACTTGCCACAGACCTTAGACCCAGGGGTGAAGCCGCACTCGGCGACGTCATATCCCTTTGCGCAATTCAACAATTTGCCATCTGCGTCAATCTTGACAACAGCCTTCTCGTCATATGCCATGGTTCTTGGCTCCTTGTAATGAATTGATTTGCTCAAGCACCCACTCGGAGAGGGGCACCCTTCGCATGGCATACTAGCCTTATCGCCAGTGACCATACAGTAATACTTGTCGTCTTTTTCTCGTGGACCTGCTTGCCTATTGTAACCTATCTGCGGCTTGTTTTGTTGAAAAGTCATGGCAACTCTTGCTCACGTATTGGGGATGTTGACAGAGCGCCCTTGCGAGTTTGTCCTCTGTTGCGTGCGGGATCCAATTTCTTCTTGAGTTTTATTGATAAATGTTGCCATCCCTGATCGAGCCATCATGTCAAGCAGTCGAGCAAAGGCTTCCATTCGCTCTTCTCCCCCGATCGACATCTGCCGGTCGATAACAACCATGATTGCGTCCATGATCTCGTCAAGTTCACTCTGATTGACGAGGATCTCACCTGCATCGGTCCTCTTTGACCCGGTCTTCGACGCCCCTTGTCGTTTGATGATTTGCTCAAGTAACTTCAGGCCTTTAGCCGTAGCCCGGTCGCCGTTTTTCTCGGCTTCGCGGATTTCCTTGGGGATTGATTCTTCAATATTTTTGAAGAATGTGGCCTGGCCCTTAACCTCCGTTCGGCCAGCCTTTTCCGAGGAAAACCCCTGGTCGCGAGCGTTAAGGTAAGCAGATATATTTTTCTTATAGGGCTTGATGACCGAGGCAAATCCATTGCGCTCGACTTCATCTATGAACTCATCTCCCTGGCGCCCTAACTTTTCAGACGCTTCTGTGGTTCCTCGTTGAATGAAGGGGTCGTCACTAAATTGCTCTTGAAGATCCTCGACACGACTCAGCAAACTCCTAGCGGTCCGCACACTCCGGGCTTCTGCTGGCGTCAACTCGTCAAGAGAATTGACCTCCTCCAGGTAGTTCTCCAGCGAGTCAACGAGCGAGTCCAACTGGGACATTGTCAGGTCATCGCTGTCAGTGAGGATTGAGAGAACGTCTTCCCACGCCTCGGCATGCAGTTCATCTGCCTCGCCGGAGTCGGCCATGGATCTAGCGTTGTCCCTTTGCTTATTGATGCTATTGTCAAGGCTCCTGAGGATTTTCTTCCTAGCAGCCTTAGCGTCCTTGGGCGTAATCTCTCGCTCCTCCGCTACCTCGGGAGTCTGGCTTTCGGTCGCACGTGCTTGAGCCCTCTCTGCTGCACGGTCACGGTCGGCATCGGACATCGACTCAATATCTGAACCGATATTGCGACGGCGCTCGACCATTCTCTCGTCCAGGCGGCGGCGACGGCGAGCAGCCGGAGACTCCTCAGCCTCAAGTGATCGTTCTGCAGTCTCATTAACTAGACGCTTCCAGTCTGCTTCGCGAAGGCCAGAATTTTCAGGCTTAAGATTGGTGAACAGTTCTTCTTCCTGCTCCTCTGGGCTCATCAGTTCCCAGTCGGCAGGTTTTACCGCCGCCCAGGTTTTGCCCCTGAAACGCTTGTCATCGCCTTCGCCGACCGGGCGACCCCTCTTTCGGGGGGCGACTTCAGATGAGAACCCAGACCTCTTGCTCCCATACAGGGGCATTCCCTTCCCACGAGGGCTGTAATTGGCATAATAATCGTGCAGACGGATCCAATCCTTGGGTGAAAGTTCGCCGTCTTGCGCGTCGTATTTTTCGGCCAAGCGTCTAACGACGCCAAATCCACCTTGCCGTTTCGCCCAAAAGATGAATTCATCTTGCATCGACTGCGGGATATCGTCAGGAGCGCCGTTGTTGGGGCGCCGGCTGGAGAAACCATGGACCTTAAGTGGATTGGACCGTGCCTCCGCAACTTGGGGAGAAACATACTTGCCCTTAGGGTCTATAGCAGCCAATTCAAGCACGTCACGCATTTGTCGGGGGTAATCGATGCCCTCGTAGTCCAAGGCTTGCAATCCATCAATGACTTGACCGTAGGTCTCTTTGTCCATGCGGACCGAGCCATTCCTGGCGTTGGTGGCCGCATCAACGTAAGAAGCAAGTCCCTCCTTGGCCCTGTTTCGTGTGACGCGTTGAGAGGCCAGGCCGATCGACTTCCGAATGTCGCCAATCTGATCATCGGTGAGAGTCACTTCAACCGGGCCCTTGGCGTCAACGCGCCCAGTCTTGCTTGGAGTTGGGCGCGCCGCTCCGGCAGCGTCTCTAAGCAAGGCTTCTGCATAATCCTCTTCTCGCGCTCGCATATTATTTGCGAGGTCAGAGATTCGCTTGGCTACAGCGAGCCTGTCGGCATCCGACATGGAATCCATCTTGCCGTCTAAAGCATCAATTGCTTCATTGAAGACATCGGTCTCATTCCGATCCAAGCCACCCAAATTAGTTACTCGGTCTCGGGTTCTTGTCAGGCGCTGAGATGGGGTCGGTTTGTTGCCAACTACGTCACCATTGGGCTTAATGGTGTAGCGAGAGTTCCTCTTGACTTTTGACAACTCACTACCAATACTTGGAGCATTTTCGATTGCAGATGCCTGCATTTCTGAAATCCCGCCAAAGATATAGAAGCCAGTTCCATCTTTGTAGCGGACGTACATTTCCTCTGCGCCGGCATCGTAATGAATGTAATTGACTGCGCTACTGGCTTTGGCTCCGGGTGTCGGATAGATCTGGCGAGTTGTGCCAAGTCCATTTCCCGCTGGCCGAGCAGACGAGAAGCCTTCTCGTGATTCTTTTGACCCAAGATATTTGCTGTATCTCTTAGCGCGATCCCTGTCCTTGTCTCGGGCGGCTTTTTTATCGGCTACTTTGAAAAACTCTCCGGCAACACGAGGGTGGCCATGAGTTTCAAATTGCTGCTTATCGCCCTGAGCGATGTACAAATCGATCTGAGATTCGTTGACTTTGTCAAATAGTTCAACAAGGTCGTCGTACCAATTGCCTAGTTCGTAACGCTCGTATTCTGCTTCGTCATTTTTAGCGAATGGGTTTGTTTCGAACTCACGAATAAATTTCTCTCGTGTCATGCCTTCCATGAGGCCGGAAAGTTCTTCACGGTCAGAGTTGATTTCCGCTGCAATTTTATCGATTTCTTCAGTGGCCTCTTCGATATCGATTTTGGCATCGTCCAACCTTGTGTCGGCGTCTTGCCATCGGCCATTTTCGTCAGAATAGAAAGATAGAATTTCGTCGACGGCCGAATCGAGTTCTTCCCACTCGGCGTACAGGTCGTCGTAGGCCTCGTCAGTTTCTCCGCCCTGCAGCGGATTGAAGTCAGGGTTGTCCTCCCAGAACTTCTGCAACGCGTCAAGGCGCGATTCCAGTTCAGACATGTTTGAACTGGGTTCTTTGATATGCCACCTACCCTTGGAAGATAGTCCCTCTGGGCGAGTTGCTGGTTTGTAACCTAGGAGCGTTTCGATTTCTTCGTCATTGAAGCCAAGTTCTCTAAGTCTGTTTTCACGACGCTCTGCAAGTTCATTCCGGAACTTCTGGCTGTCAAAAACGGTGCGCCCGCGCTCGTCTCTTTGGATCATCCCATCGCCACGCTCCAAGCGAGATGACAGGCCATCGCTCGTTGGGATGCCTTTTTTCGCTTTGTGGTTTTCGATGATCGAGCGAACAACATCCGAACGACTCATGTTGTTTTCGTCCATCAGTTCCGAAATAGAATTGCCGCGATCGAACTTTTCACGGATGGCAGAGGCCAGTTTGGGGTCTTCTTGTGATGCCCTAACAAACTTGCCGTCATCTGTACGTCGAACACGAAGTGCTCCATCGCCAGTTATTTCCCAGTATTCGGAGTCACGCGCGTCATATTTGCCGGACTGAAGACGCTTCATTCGGTCTGTCATTTCACGAAGACGGTCTTCGTTGCGTTCTTCTCTGGTGGAGGGGGCTACGGATCGCTTGCGACCCTCGGTTCTACTCAGCAACGCGAAAGGTTTATTGCTCGAAATTGCACGAGCGTTAGATCGTGCTTCGCCTCGTTCGGTGCGGTTCAGTAGGACGCTGAATGGCGTCTCCGGTCCGCCCGTTGATTGCTGGCGATTTTCGAGAATGACTCGGATGGTCTCGTCCAGTTCACGAGCGCGTTTTCCTGGATCCCGATCAGTGGTAGGCCGCCCAAACCTACGCGCCTCAGATAATCCACCTGAGGGCGACTTTGGCGTCTTCGGTTGTTGATTACCAAGGGCATTCGCTAGTGGCTTGACTCCTGGGGTTGCCGGGCGCTCAAAGGCTGTGCCCTCCTGGACCAGCCCGTCATTGTCCCCGTCTACTGCGTTAGGGTCAAAGCGGGCGGTCGCGAATCGCGCCGCCCTACGGCCTTTTCCCCCACCACCGCCAATCCGCCCTCCCATCGCTTTGTAGGAAAAGTTCCCCATAGCGTTTTGGATTGCTGCCCTGAATTCGGGCGTTGCTCCAGATTTCACGACAATCCCCTGTTCCGTGACCTCTGCGGTAGCACCGTAGTAGTCAAGAATTGGATCGATGTGGGACTTGGTACTGAAAGCCTCGTGGATTTCGCAAGGGATAAGAAGTGCGTCCTTCTCTTCAATCTCCCCAGCAGAAGAAATGACCTCCTGCAGAAGCGAAACGATGTTCTTCAGTTTGTTCATGTTTCGCGTGCTGATGACCCGACCAGCCTTGATGTCAATTTCCATTGTTTCGAGAAAATCAGCAGTGGCTGGCTCAAGCAGCGATTTTTCGTCGTTATCAAACTTCTGAATGATTCGAAGAAGTCTCGGCATGGTCTCATCCTCATCAGGACGAGCCATGCGACGAGGGATATCAATTTCTGGCTTTTGCTCGGGCTTGGTTGGAACAAACTCCATCATCACCCGTTCGGGCTTGCCAAACATGTAGGAGCCGGATTCATCTTCTCGGTGGTAGGACATGCGGAATGTCATCCGCTTCGGGCCCTTCATGGCGTGGAAAACAACCAGGTTCTCACTCGCTTCGATGATTTCGATTGGGTACTGAGAGCGACGGCTCATCTCCATTAGCAGTGCATTGCGCTTTTCTGGGCTGAGAGGCGTAGCCAGTCCATCCTCGAAAATGTCGGAGTTTGACTCCTCCTCTTCCTGCTCTTCGCGCCGTCGAGCAGCGATCATCTGCTGCCAGCGCTGACGAATAGCATCAGGCATCTGCTGTCCCATGTAATGGCATTTTTCGTCTTCGCTCATCAATTGGAATTCAGCATCATCTACGTCATCGAAGAAGTCAAAGTCTTCTGAATAATCGTAATCGTCCTTCTTCTTCGTGTTTTCGTATCGCTCCAGAAGGCGGCGACCCTTGGCAGCCAACTTTGCTGCGTCGGCCATATTCTTTGGAACTGGTTCGCCCCACGCAGCAGCCGAGAGAGCGAGTCGAGTGGGTTTGCCATTCGGCTTCTTCATAGGCCCTGAAGGGTTGGTGAAGAATCGAGTCAGGAAAGATCCCTTGCGTCGCATCTTTTGGGGGGTATCGGCAGCCCCCATGACGCCAGGCTTCAGGTTTGCCCCTTCGGTGCGAGCAAAATGGCGACGGCCAGCAGCAGTTAGGCCGCCCTTGGGGTCGCGAAGTCTGTCGCCCTTTTCATCGAAAGCGAGTCCATCGTGTTCGAAGAACCATGACTCATCTTCGTCTGATTGCAGAGAGTCCACCATGTTGTCAATATCTGCAAAGAAGATTGGGTCGTTCTTCACCGAAATTGTGCCCGTCAGTTGGTTTGCACCATGAAGGACAGGAGAGCATTCATAAAGTTCGACTTCACGAAGGATGTTCGCCTGTCGGCTGGGGTCAAACGTGGCTTGCAGGGTCTTGTACCCGATGCTCCACTCCTGGTCTTTCCCAAAAAACGCGACGCTAGCGAAGGCCTCGCGACCCTTCTCTGTGCTGAGATTGAACTGCACCTTTGCGTAAAGACCGCCAATGCTGGCCTTCTTCATCTTTTCCGGGAGACGAGGATCATTGGGGCCCACCTCGTAGATTTCAAGAACCTTGCCAATGGGGTCATTCCAACTATGCCCCCATACCACGCGAGGTTTGCGGCGCTTCAGGCTTTCAGTAAAAGCGCCAGGCTGAATGATGTCCCCGACGGAATCCTTGTTCCCGATTCCGGCAACAAAACACTCAACGATTCCTTCGGCCTTGTCAATATTGATCTGGCCAGGGTTCTGCTTGATTTGCAGGTTAGATTCAAACTTGTTCGGCATCGGCCCTCCGATTGTCAATGTCAATGATAGGGCACTGGTTCGATACCTGCGCGCAACAATAGAGGTCTTTTACTGCAGTTTAAGTAAAAGGTCAGAGTTTACTGAAAGGTGGCGGCGGCAGCGGCTCGCCAAGCCCGACGCGCTTCATCCTGGGCAATTTGGAATCGATTTTTCCCCATCAGTTGTGTGAAATGGCTGACGACAGCAGCGCGTAGAACGACATGTCGGTGCTCGGCGTCCTTGACCGATAGAGAATTAAGAATTTCTCTGGATATAACCTCTCGGGTGCGGAAGTTCACATCTTGAATTCGAGAAATCTGAGAATTTACGTGGGCAATCAAGTCCTCCGAAACAAATTCTGGGGTTTGGCCCGACTTAATTACGATTGAGTCTCTCAAGATTGCATTAAGCACTGGTCTAACGTCTTCTTCGACCTGCCGATCCCAGACATCCTGGGGCATGACGCTGTCTACATCAAGCAGTCCATCGGCAAGGGCTTTGCGGTTTTTGGCTCCGCTGATTTTTTCTAGAACAACTCTCTGCTGACGTTCAAAAATCCGTTCCAGACTTCTCCCCAGGATTTCCGTCCATCGCTCTAGGTCTGGCGATGCCTCGGTTTCCTTTACTTCTGCCTCAGTTTCCTTTACTTCCATTCCCTGGTTCGGATCCGCCAATTGGTTGGGGGGCAGTGGGGCTTGAGTATTCTGGACACCAGCATCCTGCGCCTCAGCGGCGAGAGCGCCTTGCATGGTGTTGGGGTCCAGGGGTTCCTGGCCTGGCGCCTGTCCTTCTGCCTCGGGAGCCCCCTGACCCGGGGGCATGCCGGGCATACCAGGAGCAGCACCAGGCGCACCTGGGATTTGAACGCTTGCGGGGTTGGGCATTTCCTTCTCAGTATTCCCGATAGGCGTCAGGTTGGGATTCTGGAGCATTGAGTCCGCCAGTTCGGACTTGACCTTCTTGCGACCAGTAATCTCTCGGTATTCGTTGGCGGTAATTAGGCCTGTCTGGAACTCCTGGAGAACATAGCGGTGTCGTTCCTGTCGGTACATGACCAGGCTGGGAACATCCTCAATGTCGAAATCGACGTAGTAGCGTTCATCCAATTCGTCAAGGGCTCGGGCGAGAGGCTCCAGGTGGGGCATCATTGTTTCGCTCCAGAAAACCCTAATTTCCTCGCCGGCATTGCTGAATGTCCGTCCTGAGGCATTGCCGATAACTGATTCCGGCACACCAAATGATGCCAGGATTTCCTCCTTGGTGATCTGGCGCATTTGGATATAGGCAGCATCTCGGGGGTTTGACGAGGTGTCCACAAAATCAACGCCGTCATCAGCGGCAATTACACTGGTTTGGCCAACGCGACCCAGATTGCCCCTAAAGCGATTGCGCAACTCGTCCTTATCTTCATCGCTAATCTCGCCACGCACGACAAGGAGGCCCCCTGGCCGTCCATCGTTGAGTAGGAAGTTGCGGTTGTAGAGTTTCGCTAGATTCTCAATCTCAATGGCGACCCCGGCAGACTCCATTGGCGTCAGGGACAGGTAAGGATCGAGGGGGTGGGGCCGCCGAACCCACACAACATCTTCGGGCTTCATGATGATCTTGTCGCCGTTAGGCATCAAAACTTCATAACCAGCCACGAATCGCTTCGGGTCAGGGATGGGAGCAGTTGATTGCGGAGGAAGCAAGTTGAGCCCGATAATACGGCCATCCCTACCGCGCACCTTCTCGATAAAAACGCCACGCGTACTCATCAATAGTTGAGAAGAAAGCCTGTACCGGAAAATAAAGGAATTCTCCCCAATATTTGTTTTGGTATTGAGGATGTCTAGGATCGAGCCCTGCTGGAGCCGGCTGCTTCTGACAATTTGCCCCATTGGATCATTGTCCTTGCGAAGGATAATGGGCAGCCGCGCTTGGTTGCCAGCAATAGCGTCAATGCACCTGGAAACCCAAGTGACCTTCTGCATGCCCTCGCGATAGGCTCGCTCAATATCCCAGGGGTCGCGATATGCTCGACCAGCAAAACTTGCATTATGGGCTACAGGAGCGCCGGGCCCAATCGCGGCCTTGGTAGACTCTCCTGGAAGAGATTTGTTTTCAGTCGAGTTCCATGCCATATTTACTCAAGACCTAAGAGAAATCCGAAAAGCCCACTGGTTATGCCCAGAGTGACAAGCCCCAGTGCAGGCGAAAACAAACCTGCACCAACGCTCGTAAATATAATAAAGGATAACATGAGCCAGTTGGCCGCACTACGCCTGCTAAAAAGCCGCTTTAGCCCTCGGCCGAGTTTCGCAAAGAATTTCTTCATGTACGCTACCTTAGTACGTTATGGGACATTGGGCGATCAAATGGGGCTTAATGGCATTATTTGAGAGGAGCCAACGATGAGTGAGAATTGGGAAGAAATATTAAAATTTCTTACACCCAAAACTCCTCCTTTTTGCCCGGAAGAGCCATCCCTGACCCAAAAGGTCTTCTTGCGGACAAATGCCCTAGAGGCCTTGTTTGGGGGAGCCGCAGGCGGAGGCAAGTCTAGTGCTTTATTGATGGCGGCGCTCCAGTACGTAGACGTCCCAAACTATAACGCAATTTTGTTCCGTCGCACCTACGCCGACTTGGCCCTACCAGGTGCAATCATGGATCGTTTCCAGGCGTGGATTGCCAACTACGATGACGTAAAGTGGAACGCCAATAACTACACGGCCGTCTTCCCTTCTGGAGCCCGAATTTCTTTCGGTTATCTCAATAATTCCCAGGACTACCTGCGCTACAAGGGCGCCGAGTTCCAGTTTATCGGCATGGATGAGGTCACGGAAATTAGGGAAAACGACTATCGGTATCTGTTCTCCCGTCTTCGCCGCCCTGCGTCTGGGCCAGTTTCCAAGGTTCCTTTGAGAATGAGGGCGGCATCGAACCCCGCCCCTAACTGGGTCCGGCAACGGTTTATTGTAGAAGGGCAGTCCACCGGGCGGATATTCGTTCCCTCAATGCTGACCGACAACCCGGGAATCGATGCCGAGTCCTACCGCCTATCCCTTCAGGCCCTTGATCCCGTCGAGAGGCGACGGCTAGAGGAAGGTGACTGGTGGTCCACGACTCTGGGATCGATGTTTGAGCGCGAGAGCATTATTCTCGTTGAACAAAACGAAATCCCTCAACTGACCAGCACCGCACGGGCGGTTAGGTTCTGGGATTTGGCTGCCACGGAGCCCTCCCAGACCAACCCGGACCCAGACTGGACCGTTGGCACATTAATGCTATTTGACCAGGGTATTGCCTATATTTTGGATGTGAGAAAGATTCGGGCAAAGGGAGAGAAGGTGGAGCAATTCATCGCTCAAACCGCCTACGAAGATGGCCACGGTGTAGGGATTAGGATGGAGCAAGAGCCCGGTTCGTCTGGGAAAGCCCTGGTAGACCAGTATGCGCGCTATGTCCTGCCCGGGTACGATTTTGCCGGGATTAGGTCGACCGGGGACAAAATCACCCGAGCGAGGCCATTCGCTGCTGCTGTTGCTAATGGTAATGCACGGTGCGTCAGGGGAGCGTGGCTGACGGATTGGCTCGACGAATTGGCTTCCTTCCCCGAGGCCTGCTCGCATGACGACCAGGTTGACTCGGCTGTGGGCGCTTTTACATTTCTTGCCGGTTTGGGGTTGCCACAACGGAAGCGAGCCAGTATCGTCGTTTAGCGATTGGCACTACGGCCTTACATTTACCTACGGAGAAACTTAATGAATGTCCATTTAGTATCGGAGTTGCGAAAATTTCTCAACTCCCTGGACGAGTCCTTATCGGAAAGCGAAGAATTTTCGATAGAGGAAATCGCTGACGTCCTTCTGGAATTGAATTTGGCCAAGCGAGATCTTGGCTATATCTACCAGTCCGTCGAATCGGCTCTTGCAGCAAAAATGACGGACAAGATTTTGGACTTGCGTGATGGCGCGCAAATCGAGCGCAAGGTCGCTACGTCGCGATCCAAGTGGCGCCACAAAGATCTAGCCTCCGATGTTGCCGCTCGTATCCGGCAGTCTGCAGTTGACATGGACACGGGAGAAGTTGTCATGACTCCCGAGGACATGGTTGTGAAACTTCTTGATTTCGTCCAGCCGTCGTATTGGCGAGTTGGTGAACTTGGGAAGATCGGGTTGAATCCTGATAACTATTGCGAAGTCGGAGACACTGACGTCAGCATCATTCTTAGAAAGGGGAATGCCCAATGAGTACAGAAATTTTTGCGCAGTTGTCCGAACCCTTCCCTAGAGAGGTGGAACGACAACTGAAAAAGGGTGGGGCGTCTTTGACGTACATCCCTGTGAGCGAAGTCATCACTCGCTTAAACAAGGTCATTGGTATCGAGCATTGGTCGAGCGAGATCTTGATGTGCGAGCGAGACAAGGACGACAATGATTTCATCGTTGCGCATGTTCGACTTGTCGTCAACATTGACGGGAAGACCGTGACCAAAGATGGGTTTGGCGGTCAAAAGATCAAGAGAACCAAGACTGGCGAAATCGTTGATCTTGGCGATGAATTCAAGGGTGCAGTTTCCGACGCCCTGAAGAAGGCGGCCCAACAGTTGGGTGTTGGACTCTACCTCGCGCGTTCTGACGAGGCCCTGGCTATCGAAGAGGAGGAGTCGCGTCCTCCGGTGAATGAAGAGGTCATTCGTCTCTGGACGACGTTCCTTACCCACACGAAAGAAATGACTCCTGAGCAAAAAAACGAACTTGGTGAAGTATGGAGCGTCTGGTCGGATGGGGCGCCGAAGCCGACCTTGGACACCGCAACGGCTGATGACCTCGATTTCTTGATCGCCGAGTGCGTTCGAATTTCGTTAGGGGCAACTATGGCGGAAGAGTCCGCGAGTGAGTGAAGCCTTTATCCCGACGCCACCGCCCTACCTTTCCCCGTCCTCGATGGGGACATTCAACCAGTGCCCCCAGAAGTTCAAGTTCAACAAGATTGATTTAATTCAGGACGACCCAACGGAAGCCACTTTGATGGGCAATTTTGTCCATGAAGTACTGGAATCCTTCTACGCAGTTTCCCCAGAATTGCGAGATTTAACCCTTCTGAAGCGTCTTGCTGGATCAGTTTGGGATGAGGCATCGTGGCTGGATCGTGTGACACCGTGGTTGCGGAACCCTGAAACAATACGGTTATTTCGCTGGAAGTCGTGGTGGTGCTTGGAGAATTTATTCAAGGTTGAAGACCCTGCCAGCGTCGATGCCTCGTATATTGAGTACGAACTCAATGGAGAGTTGAATGGCGTGATGCTCAAGGGGTTCATTGACCGTTTCACGGTAAACGACAGCACGGTGACCATTTCGGATTACAAGACTGGCAAGACTCCCCAGAAACACTATGTTGGGGACAAGTTTCTGCAATTGAAGATTTATGCAACTCTGGCCGAGGCCATAGGGCTACCAACTACCAACACCCTAGAGTTGCTGTATCTCAAAGATGGCGTTGCATTTCGTATCCCATTCACCGACGGTGATAGACAGGACGTTGTCGAGTATGTAACGAGAACAAAGACGAATATAGATATCGCCTGTGATTTGGGCGAGTTTTCTGCAAATCGTTCAATTTTATGCAACTGGTGTTCTTACAAGAAAATTTGTCCAGCCTGGAATAAGAAAGAAAGATAATGACAACAACTCAAGAAACATTTATGTCCGACGACGCATTCGCGCGTCTTGTTGCAGATGACGTCAAAAACAAGGTCTCGCAAGAAAGGCGAGCGTTCCTACGGTCTCCCGAAAACTGCGACCGCTGGAAGACAGCCCTAATGGCTCTTCTAAAAAATCTAGAAAACCAAATCATCAGCATTGAAAGCGACAGAGCAGCAGATGAGGAAAGGTACTCCTCGCTGGGCAAAGCAGGAGAAAAGTTGCTTCAGTCTGCCGAGCGAGACTACGACCGTAGGGCTAACAAAATTCGAAAGTTTTACTACCATGTAAACAACCGATTTGATCAGGTTGTTGCCCTATCGGAGGGGAAAAGCGATTTGGTCGACGATGAGTGGGATACTGCTCACATCTACCGACGCGCCATTCGTGAGCACAAGAAGTTAATGATTCAAGCAGATCTTGATCCAACATCGATCGACCTTGCGCTATGGGACACTCTGGACCAAAAGTGGACTCTCGATACCGTGGATGTCAACTCAATAGGCGACTGACATGCGGTACAGGAGCAAAAAGAAAGAAAAGCAATACGCCGAACGTAAAAAACTTGTCAAGTACATGTTGGATAAGTTTCCTTATTGCCAGGCTTGTCCGGTATTTGCGGCTCACGACCAAAAGAAAACATATATTCGGAGGGGCAGCGTGGATGTCCACGAACTCAAGAGGAGATCTCAAGGAGGGTCGATCCTGGACGAAGCAAATTGCCTTGCCGTATGCAGAGAGTGTCACAACAGAATTGGCGCGAATCCACAATTAGCCTTTGACCTTGGACTAGCAAAACACGGTTGGGAAAGTTGATCGGCTAAAGTTTTGCTGTGATTGCTGGGCTGGATATTTCACTGACTTCTACCGGATGGTCCTGTGGGGATGTTGTCACTACGGTTGGCTCATCATTTACGGGGGCGGAGCGGCTTCATGATATTCGCGAAAAACTATTAGACCTGGTTCGGAGGTGCGATTACCCAGGGGTTGTTCTTGAGGGCTATTCGTTTGCTAGCAAGACTTCACGAGCCCATGCAATAGGCGAGTTGGGCGGGGTGCTCAGGCTTTCCCTATGGGAAATGGGCATTCCATTTGTAGAAATTCCACCTACGGTGCGCGCCAAGTTTGCTACCGGGAAGGGCAATGCCGGAAAGAACGAAGTTATTTCAGCGATCTCAGCGCGAACAGGCATTGTGTGGTCAGGGAAAGGCGCAGATGACCAATGTGATGCTTTTATTTTAGAAGAAATTGGGCTGGCTGCTTTGGGTATGAGCAGATACGAGTGGCCCAAAGAGAATCGTCAGATACTGGATAAATACGATTGGACTGAATTGGAGGTTTGGTGTGCGGCGAAACGGCCCGATAAGTCAAGTTGACATTGAGGAGGAACTGATCCGTCTCATTGAGATGTTGGAGGACGAGACGGAGGCCTTCGAGCGCCTTGCTGAGGATATGGCCAAAAAAGAGGCTCTCTATAAGGCTAATTGGGCCAAGGAGTATCTCTCAGCAAAGGGTTCAATCAAAGAACGCGAGGCTTGGGCTGACTACAAGTTGGCTGACGAGTCCTACGACTACAAAATTTCTGAAGCCTTGTTGAAATCAAAACGGGAAAAATTACTATCTCTTAGAACCTCGATTGACGCGATGAGGACGCTCAATGCCAATATACGAGTGCAGGTCTCGCCATGAATTGCAACGTACATCCATCAATTCATGAATTGCTCGTTGACATCTCTTCGCTCAGCCCTTTGGATGGGAACCCACGAAAAGGAAACGTCGATGCGATCATGTCTTCATATAGGGAGTTTGGTCAGATTAAGCCGATAGTAATACGACCAAATGATGACGGCACTGCGACGGTGGTGGCAGGCAATCACCAAGTGCAGGCTGCGAAAAAACTGGGATGGACACATATAGCGGCAGTCAAACTAGACGCCGACGACCAAAAGGCGATCGCATTTGCTCTGGCCGACAACAGAACAACTGAGTTAGGTTATAGCGACAATAATTTGGTTTTTGAACTTTTGTCTGAGGTTCAAGATTCGTATACCGACCTTCTGGACGGACTCGGATGGGACGAATTTGAAATTGCCTATTACGACGAACATGCGACAAAGTCCAAATATGACAGCGTTGGTGCGGACAGCCAGCCAGGGTTTGTTGTCCCAGAAATATCGACTCCACCGGTGCCTTCTGTCGATCATTTCAGCGCTTTGGTCAAGCAGGACGCAGACGGCGAGCACAAGATCATCGCAGGCGGCACTGCGGATCATGAGGATGCGGCCATACGAGGCTCAACAGTTGTAGCGCCAGGGGCTGCACCGAAGGCCGTCGTGCAATACACGATTGTTTTTGAGGATTCGGAGCAACAAAAGCGGTGGTATGACTTCATCCGCTGGCTGAAGTTGCAAGCGGGGTACGAAGGCGCTACAGTTTCTCAGAAATTGATGTCGTTTATTGACGCCCATTCGGAGGTCTAAGTGGTTCACGAAAATGGGTTTGTCAGGCTTGATGGGTGCATGGCTGATGATTTGTCTGTCGTGAATGCTGCTCGGGTCTCGTTTGGCACTCGCAAGACGGAGATGGACGATTCCGACAAGGGGTTGATTGGCTTCTTGATGCGCGAGCGTCACGGCACGCCGTTCGAGCACAACTCGTTCAGATTCCATGTGAAGTGTCCGATCTTCGTCGCCCGAGAATGGTTTCGTCACAGGATCGGATCGTTTAACGAAATATCTGGCCGTTACACGGTTCTTGAGAACGAAGCCTACGTCCCAGTTGGGGAATATGTTCGTGAGCAAGTGGGGAAGCCCGGCGCTTACACGTTCACGCCACTCGACAAGGATCTGGCGGATGATGTTTCAAAGACGATCAGTGATCAGGTCAATCAATCTTTCCGGACGTACAACTATCTGATCAAGATGGGTGTAGCAAAAGAAATTGCCCGGGTAGTTCTTCCTGTCGCAACCTTTACAGAGTTCTACTGGACGGTCAACGCCCGGGCGTTGATGAACTTCCTTTCGCTTCGCACGCACGAGACTGCTCAGCGTGAGATTCGTGATTACGCCTTCATTGTCGAAGGCTGCTTCAAAGATCAAATGCCGATAACGTTTGACTTCTGGGAGAAAAACGGTAAAGTGGCTCCATGACTCGGCAAAGAATGTTCCTGGACATAAATGTCCTAGAAGCCGCGCGCGCCCGAATTAGGCATGTGTATGACACCTTCGACACTGTGTGCGTTCAGTTCTCGGGAGGGAAGGATTCTACGGCGGTTTTGTATCTGGCCAAGGAAGTGCACGAAGAACGTGGTCTTGGTCCTGTGAAAGTAATCTTCCGTGACGAGGAAATGCTTAGCCCAGCAACCGTGTCATACGTCGAGATGGTACGTGATTTCGACTGGGTTGACATGGAATGGTATTGCCTGCCGTACGGTGCAGAAATTTGGGTGCTTGGTCGTCGTCAGACCACAATTCTGTGGGGGGATAGGCGACGAGAAGAGGGTCGATGGGTCAGAGACATGCCCCCTGGAGCAATAACTGGCTACCACTTTGGTCTTGACCACTCGAAGAATCTGCCCCAACCGCTTGATTATTATCAAATGCAAGGCAAAAAGGGGAGCGTCGCTTTTATCACCGGCGTCAGAGCAGCCGAATCGATGGTCCGCTATAGATCGCTTGTTCAGAAGTTGCATGAAAATTACATTGTTCACCCCTACGGCCTCAGTAAATCCGTGCCACTAAAGTTCGCTAAGCCTATCTATGACTGGAATGTCAATGATGTCTTCAAGTTCATTTCGGAGGAACATAACGCCCCCTATTGCGAGTACTACGACCTTGCGGCCTTGACCGGCTCTAACACCAGAGTTGGCATCCCGCTCCATGCAACGGCGATTCGAAGGATTGGAGACGTTGTAGCGACTGAGCCCGAGTTCTACGACAGGCTTTACGAGTGTTTTCCGCAGATCGATGCTCAACGGCGCTGGTGGCCAGATTTCGACGTCGAGAGGTTAATCGACGATTATGCCCAGGATGGATGGGAAGGGGTCTCTGAGTTTATTTCTACTTACATCATCGGGCCCAGTAAAACACGGCGCGCTAAATCATTTGTCGCGGAATTTAGGAAAAAGCACATTGCTGATCCGTATTCGTACCCAATTAATTACTTGATCAGAAATTTACTGTTGAGCGAGTTGGCGCGTGGGAAGTCCGCATCACCCGTAGGTCCGAAGACTAGGGCTGACACTCAAAGAAAGATGGAATTTAGCGATGACTGAGATGATCGATGTAGAGCGCTTGCAGAAGCCTTCCTGGTATGCCGCTTATACCTTGCTCCCTGATTTACGGGTGTTGGCTTCGTCTCTGGAAAAGTTTGGGCAACTTGCGCCAGTCGTTGTTCACCAGGAGACTAACGAAATTATTGATGGAGTTCAGAGGTGCCGCTTGGTCTCAGAGAACAAGCACCTTCGAGAAAAGTTCAACGGCCAGGTCGAGGTTAGGTGGGTTTCTGGCATCACTACCCCTGATGCAATGATTCTCCACGTTCAGATGAATAGGGGTAGGGGGACAATAAATGCCAGGCAGTTGTCAAGAATCATAAGAAGTTTGAAGTCAGCCTGTGGATTTTCTGCAGAAGATTTCAAACATCTTTTTTCTATGAATTTCGACGAATTGGAACTCATGCTGGACGGCACGCTACTGAAGCATCGCAAAGTCAATACTCATTCGTACTCACGTGCTTGGGTCCCCGTCGAAGCACCTGCCGGAACGGTGGAAAAAGCGTCAATTAGCATCGAGAAGCCACCGAACGCTGATCGTTAGTCCAGGCCAGCACTCTTTGCTTGGTGGTACACTCTATCTGTACCACCCATAAGGAGTAGGCAATGAATTTACCCGATGAAGGTGACGACTTCCGAGGCACGGCAGGTCGCGTCAGGCGTGCAGTTCGTTCACTCTTTCAGCGCAACAGGCGTCGGCGAGGGACTGGTGGAGTAGCCCAAGAGCGCCTCCGAGATATTCTCCGCCGTCGACGCGGCTGAGGTTAGTCACCATGTTGGTGACCGTTAATGATCTGTCCACTTTCATGGACGTCAGGTTTTCCTTGCTTCAGCAGGATGCCTGCGAATACGTCCTCGAAGGGTTGGAGGCTGAATTAGAGGCCTATCTTGGCCGTCCTATTACTGTTCAGGAATTCACCGAAGAAATTCGGCTGGAGTCCAATCATGTGGGCATTCCCATGTCGTCGTTTTTCTACAACACCTCTCTGGACACGACGATGTCGCCGGTCACCTACACTCAGCCTCCTACTACTGTCTATCTCAAGCACAGTCCAGTTGCTTCAGTAACGCTTGTTACGGTTAGCCAGCCACAAACTGGAACGACTCAGACTATGACGCAGAATAGGGACTACGTTGTTCGCAAATACGGCATTGATCTGTATCGCGGCTTTGCGGACGATCTTGTTACCATCGAGTACACCGCAGGACTTAATGACCCGTCAGCAACAAGGCTATTCAAGTTAATGATTCTTCGAGCGGCAACTCGCGAAGTGCAAAACATGCACGATGATGTCGTTGGAGTAAAAGACCTTGAACCCAGAAATGTTGCTCCGCTAGAAACTGGGTTTCTAGAAAAAGAATTGATGGCAGTCAAGAGGTACCGACGCGTCAGGGTTTCCTGATGAGAATTAAAGTAGACATTGAATACGACGATGACGAAGCCCAAGACATTGTCGATGACATCAAACGACGAGGCAAAGACTTTCGCCCATTCTTTAAGGTGGTGAGAAAGGAACTGCAGGCTGCTTTTTCGGCAAACTTTGCTACAAATGGCCTTGAAGTGGGTGGATGGGCCCCTCTGGACCCAGGTTATGCCGCATGGAAGTCAGTCCACTTTCCTGGGGCCAAACCGATGGTTCAAACTGGTGAACTATTCCGTAGCCTCGCCTCATTGCGGGGGCGAAACAATGAAATTGATAGGCATAGTGCCCGTTTCGGCACAAGTGGCATTAAGTACGCAAGTTTCCATCAGTACGGAACGAGCAAGATGCCTAAGCGCGAAATAGTTTTCATCCCCCAAGGAGCAGAAAAGCAATGGTCGCGAATGGCGGTCAAATATCTTGCGGGGGACAATAAGGTGGAGTTCTCTGATGATTGATTTAATGCATGGCCCACAATTTGCTAAGACTTTTGTTACCAACTATCTCTCGCTGGACATGCCGCGCCGTCTTGTGCAATACCGAAACGGTTGGAACGTCGATGACATCACTCTTCCGAACCCCGTTAAATATTTAGAGTACGAGCCGATTGCTCTTGACGAGTGGCCGACCATCATCACCGTTGCGATATCAACGGCAGGGATGGAGCGCATCGACTTCGACCGCCAACACCCACTGTATAGAGTTACATACAATATGCGTACATACGTATGGGTACGCACGGAAGGTTCAGCCGAAGCAACCACGATGAGAGATCAACTTACAACCGTTGTTCGGTCGGCCTTGCTCGATAAACCATGTCTCAATGCAACCGACCCTAGGAATACATTCCAGGCGATGATTGACGAGTCGACGATGAGAGAAGAATTTTCGGACCTCACCCTGCTGAAAGGCGAGCGCGTCCTAGCGGGCGCCTATATTGCTTACGACATGCACATCAATGAAATAGTTATGCGAGAACCTCTGGGAACAATCAGTGAGATTGATCTCCAGACACTGAATACCTCGTTGACCAATCGATTGCGGCTAACTAGCGAGGCGGGGGAATCGTATGTCTAATTGTGTCTGCCAAAAACTTGCACATTGGCTTGACGCCGTAGCCATGGACTATCGGCGGGAGGACTGTGTTGTGGTTTACAATAGGACAACAAAAATCATTGAGACTTGCGCTGCTGGGCACGTCGTGTCATTTGGGGAAACTGCCTTAGTCGACCCAAATTTCCCGGCAGTTTCACAATCCATTGATGCAAAAGATCTGAAAATCAGAGCCCGGTTCGATTGGCTGGGCAACCATATCCGCAGTACGAACAGCGAGGGTGCGTCATGATTAAGGCAACAATTATCAAGAAAGATGGGGTTAGCGCTGCACTTGCCGATGGCCTCCACGTTCTAAAGAACACTCGCCTTTACACGATCACCTACACTGAAGCGGGTCATACGCTGGGCATGAAGGAAATCGTTGCAGTCAGCGCTCTAGATGATGTCACCAAAAAGGCAATTGCCGATGGCTCTCTCTCGCCATTGGGAGAACCGAGCAAGAAGAATGCCAAGGGGGTTTCAAAGAAACAAGATGAAACTCCTCAAGTTCTTGACGAGACTACTGTGGAAGAAGAAATCGTAAAGGTCGAGGCTCCGAAGGAAGTTGAACAGCCAAGTGAATTGGAGTCAAGTACGTCAGAAGTGGGCTCTGACGACGTCAACCTCTGATACTCTTATCAAGGATAGTTGCACGGAGTCCATAAAGGGTTTTGTACAATAAAAGGAGACCCCTGTCGGGGAATCAGCACAACCAACGGGATGGTTCAATATGCCTGGCATTCGAATTTCAACGGCAGTCCGCACTGGGCCCACGACAGACACCGTACGCGAGTCGTCTCAGGCCTTTTTTGTAGGAAAGGCCCTTCGTGGCCCGACTGATCATGCGGTGCTCATTGGAAGCATGGAGGAGTACGAGAGCACCTTCGGTGGCTATGTCTCCTGGTCTTACCTCCACCCGACTGTGCAGACTTTCTTTGAAGAGGGCGGCACGCAGTGCTGGATCGCACGAGTTGTCGGCTCCGCCGCCACTACAGGGTTTTTGACCCTCCCCGACAGTTCGGCCAACGACGCCTTGACCTTTACTGCGATTGGCGAAGGAGACTGGAGTACGCTCGTCGAGATTGCCGTCGTTGCTGGCGGCGCGGCTTCTACCGTAAACGTCCAATTGTATGCGGACTCAATCCTGGTATTTGCCACCGGGGACTGCTCCACCAACGATCAGATTGTCGGCAAGTTTGCTCGCAATGCTGCTGCAAGTCGATTGGTCAGCGTGTCCAATGACGGTGGCGACCTTGTTGACCTGGCAGGAGCCACCGCTCTGTCCGCAGGCGACGATGATCGCGCAAGCATTGTGACCCAGGATTATGTCGATGGTCTTGGCCTCTTCCTCGACTCCTATGGAACCGGAGCAGTTGCGTGCCCGGAGACGGCTGCGGTTGCCATGTACCAGGGCCTGCTCGATCACGCCAACAACAACAGCCGCATTGCTCTCATTCACACCGATGCTGGCGTGACAGACCCGACTACTTTCGCTCGTACGATTACGGCGACTGAAGGAAACACTGAGCACGGTGGCCTATTCTGGCCATGGGTTTACGCCCCCACTGGGACGCTCGGAGTCAACCGCCTGATCCCGCCGGTCGGCTATGTCGCAGCATGTCGAGCACGAGTCCACAACCAGAACGGAGCGCACGTGCCTTACGCAGGACTTGTTTCCTCCGCCAGGTTCGTCAACGGTCTTGAGCAGGACATTGCAAAGACCACTGCAGATGCCCTCGATGCGGTTCGCGTGAACGTGATCCGTACTATTGCAAATAGCATTAGGGTTTACGGTGCGCGCACCTTGACCTCGGATGAGGAAAACTTCCGGTATCTCACCGCCCAGGAAGTCGTCAACAGCATCGTTGTCAACTCTTACCGCTCGCTTGAGGATCTCGTGTTCAGCACGATTGACGGTCGAAATACCGTCTTTGCCTCGATCGAAGCCAAACTCATCGGTGTTCTTGAGCCGATGCGTACGGCAGGAGCGCTGTACGAAGCCTTCGATGCCCAGGGAGCGCGTATCGACTACGGCTACACCGTGAAGTGCGACTCCTCGCTCAACCCCGTCACTCAGTTGGCGGATGGCCTCATCCGCGCCAAGGTCGGTGTTCGGGTATCGAGCGTTGGAGACCGCATCGAGGTCGACATCGTCAAGAGCAACTTGACCAACTCGGTCGTCTGATCAAGGAGTAATTCATGGCAAAGGTTTCACAGCGTCAGGTTTTGGCAGATATTGCGCCGGTCAATTCCACGCATCCCAAGTGGGAGGGCTTCCGGTTCGCCCAGGTTTCGGGTGGAGAAATCACGGCATCGGTCGAAAAGATCTACGAGGGCGGTGCAAAGTTCCCCACAGTTCTTTGCGCCCCCTTTGAAATTGGCGATATCACGTTGACCGCCCACTACGACGACGACCGAATCCAGAGCGATGGGGCAGCAGGTCTTGCGAACAAGATTGCCCGCCTTCGTAGCCTCGTCGGCCAGGCCTACTACAACATCAACATCAAGACATATAACTGCGATATTGAGGTTATTGGGACTGACCGTGTCTACCCCAGCGCCCTGCTGGTCGGTCTGACCGAGCCGGAGGGCGATTCCTCCTCTGGGGCTCCGGCCACGTTCTCGATGACATTCGCTATCCAGAATGTGAACGCATCTTAATAACATCTTGATAGTGGTGTAGTCGGGCATTGCCCGGGGTTGGCAACTCGTCCTTAGGGGCGAGTTGCTGCTTTTCCGCCACAAAACGAAACTGTGTGCTAGGTTTCTGGCATGGCAAATGACTCCCTCTACCACGAAGATGACGCCGAGCAGAAGAGCAAGCCTGCTCCAAAGAAGGCGCCTGAAAACACCCTGCTGGACAGGCTTCGGGAAACGATCTCGAAGAAAGTAGAACGTCCACTGGTCTTGGTCGAAGTCCCTGACCGAGAGGGCGTATACGTTCGAATCAGCCCAAATATTTCCCAAAATCAAATGCGCGCCTGGCGACGCAACGCGGGCGAAGACAGCAAGGCCGGCATGGATCCGACTAAATTTTCGGCTTACGTGATTGGCCATACGACTGTTGGTTTTGAAATCGACGGTGAAGAAGTTGTTGATGCCGACGGGCTCTCAATGAACTTCGCCTCCGGTGAAATCCTCAATATGACCAATACTGACAAGCCTGTTCCGGACGCCGTACGGGCATTCTTCGGCACCGACCCTCACCTTGAGGCCGCTGCCCTCGCAATCCTTGAGGCCGCTGGATATGGGGACACGGTGGAAACTGTGGACCCTACGAAGAAGTCTTCGACGAGTTAGTCGAAGACACCCGAGTCAAGTCAGCCGCTCGACTCGGAGAACTCTTTCACGTCAACCCATTAAGCCTCTTAGATATAACTGATGACGACTGGGTCATTTTGATGGCCTGTGCTAAAGTTGTAGAGATCGATAGAGAGGAAATGGAGCGTAAGTCCAGGCAAAACCGCTCTTGATCTACGCTATTCATTCGCTCGGAGTGGCTTATGGCTGATGCACAAATCATCGTTAGGGCGCACCTCCGTGGCGAGCGTGAACTAAATAAGGCTAAGCGGAAACTTACTGAAATTGGGCTGGCCGCAGCCGTCGCCGATAAGAGGCTTTCAAGCCTAGGAGCATCGGCAAATCAGGCAACGTCTCGCCTGACCGCAAATAGCAATAAGTTCAGAAAACATTTTGACGATTTTGACAAGATGGTCAAAAAGTTTGGAACAGTTTCTCTTGGGGGATTCAAAGCCGCCAGCAAGGTTTTCATTGCCGAAATGGGCCTTATGTCCGTCACTATGGTCACTTTCCATGGCCTCCTCGTGGCAGGACAATGGTTAGTCAAGGCCTACCACTCCAGTATGAAGGCCTTGGCTGGAGTCGCCGCCGGAGCAGCCGTTGCATTGAGTTCCGTTGCAGCGGCGATCCGGGAACAGCAAGCGGCAATGTTTGCCTACAAGGGTCTCAACTATAACTATTCTGAACTAGGGAACAATACTCGCCAAGTCAGTAGCGTAATGAGAGGGCTACAAAAAGACTCAACGCTGGCTACTCTCGGCGTCCAGAACCTCAATGCCGCATTTGGCGCGGTATCTCAACGATCGACGTTTACCGAGGAATCTAGACAACTTCTCCGATCTTTGATGGATTTTGGCGCAGCGGGTCGTTCCCTGGAGGAGGGCGCTAAAGCGGTTGGGGATCTAATTGGGCTACTGCAAGATCCGGATGCTTCTTTTGACGAGATCAAAGCATCTGCCGAAGCCCTAGGGCCCACCATGAAAAAGGCTCTAAAAGAGGCGGGGATTGAAACTGCTGGCGAGTTGAAGAAAGCCGCTCTCTCGGGCCAACTGGCGGTACTGGGAGGGGTCCAGGGGCAGTTTGATGCTGTCAACGACACGCTAATCAACAGATTTAAAAAGTCATTCACCATCATCCAGGCTGACTTTGCGGATTTGGGCGAACAGTTCTTGGGCCCACTGAAAGATTCCCTTGACGAGGTGTCACTGATCTTTAGGCGAACCTTTTTGCGAGTTAGAAATTTGCTTGACGAGTTTGGTACTACAACCTTCATGGACACGGTCGTAGGCGCGGCGGAGAAACTAGAAGAATTTTTTGTCAAGTTATTCAGAGAGTACCTCCCTCAGGTTGAGGGGATGTTTGACAGGATTGGTGACTGGTGGGACCGATTCTCGACCGGTTGGGACTACATAGTCGAGCGGATGCGAATATTTGTTGATGGTGCTCGTGTTATCGAGGAAGCATTTAAGGCTCTCATTGGGCCCATATGGGACGCCATTAAGCAAAGTTTCGGCACATTCAACTTAACTCTCCAACAAAACAGGGATAACTTTGTCGAGTTTGGTTCTCAGATCGGTGAAGCCCTCGCCAAGTTCATGGAGTTCGGATCCGTCCTCAAAGAACTATTTTTTGAGTCTCTCCCTTTCGTTAATGATGTTCTTGAGGGCATCAAGCAAGTGTTGGGCTTCATAACTGACAGCATTAAAACATTGAAAGGGATGATCGGCGGGATGGGTACCGATGGTTTCGGGTCTTTCCTTACGTTCGCAACCGTCATGCTGGGCTTGTCGAAAATGAAGAATGTTACGGGTGGTTACATCAACCAGCCGGTTCAAGCCATGAATGTCACCGCTCAAACAGTGAACCTAATGGGGCCAACCGGCATTACGCAGGGTGGGCAGGTTTACAATAATCCAAACACGGGGAACGTGCCTTTCTATTCTGGACCTTCAGGTGGCGGCGGTGGAGCAGGTGGGGCCCAGGGTCTCTCCTCTCTTAAGGGCTCAGCCCGGCAAATGATGCAGCAGTACCCTGGGACGACCCGTCGTCAGGCTTTGATGTTGGCCCAACAGGGCGGAATCCCGGCAGCAGCCTTCGCCGGTTATGGTGCCATGCGCGGGGTTGGCATGACGCGCTATCAGTCGCTGAAAAATATCTTTAGCGTTCCGATGACACCAGCAAATGCCCCACGAGGTTTCATCCAACGCGCTGGCGTCCCAATCCGCAATGCACGCGAGAGCATCGCTGGCCAGGCCATGAACCGGTTTAACAAGAGCATGACCGGTAAATTGGGGGCAGGTATCGGGATGAACCTGGCTGCTGGTTTCATGCCCGAAGAAGCCCAGGGGGCGATGGCCCTTGGTTCTACTCTCGCAATGTTCAATCCCTTGCTAGGTCTTGGCGTTGGCCTTGGAGGGGCGGCAATGAATTCCCAGACTGCAGGCGGGGGAGCGTTGACGGGTGCGGGGGCTGGTGCGGCTATCGGAACAATGATCATGCCTGGAGTTGGAACACTCGTCGGTGGAGTTATTGGCGGGATTACCGGCGGGATCATGGGTGCTTTTGGCAGGAAAAAGGCAGAAATCAAGAAGGCAAAAGACGCTGCCCGAGGTATCGCTGAAGAGTTAATGGACAACACGGTTGCCGGCTTAACGGGGGTACTAGAGGAATATGGACGAACGGGGTTAACCCAGGAGCGACTACGTGAAGCCTCAGGTTTTAACAGAATTTCACGATTGATGAGCCAAATTGATTCATCTCTGGGCGTCGACGATGATTCCGGTCGCGACCGCCTGGTTCGGCAGTTTTACCAACTTCAAGGAATACTTGGGGTCGACTTCCCGGACACCTTGGAAGATGCATTGAAACGCGATAAAGAATTCTTGGAAGAGATGCAAAGCACCCTTGGTCCAGAAATGGCGGCAATGGGGTTCATCTTCGACAAGGCCGCAGGCCGGATGGACTACTTGACGCAAAAATTCAGGATGTCCGAGGATGAAATCCTAAACCTTGCAGATTCAGTGGGCGTCAATTTATTTGACGCAACAGCCAACTTTGATGAGATGGTTAAAAAGTTGGCCAATGGCTTGCTATCGAGTGCGGCAGATTTTAATAACTTCTATGCCGATCTTCTTGGATCGAATTTCTCTGCTCTTGAAGTTGCAAGAAAAGCAGCCGAGGCGCCCGCTCTGCTCGATCAGGCTGGGCGCGATATGCGCGAAAGGATCCAGGGTGGCCCAGTAGCAGATCAAGATATTTTTGCTTTCTTGCAAGATATTCAAGGCCTTTACGTTGACCTATTTGAGGGGGACACTTTTAAGGCTGCGGAGGCATTTAATAGACAGTTCGTTGAAGGTAGCGTTTTCTCGCAGGTCGGTGGCCAGTTGGAGGGAATGGGTGGCGCATTCAGCAGTTCTGCCGTACAAGAAGTACTTCGGGCCATTGGCCTAGACTTCACCGGGTCAGTTGGCTCTACGAGTCAGTCAGTAATACTAAATGCCCTTCGCGGACGAGGCCTTGATGTCGCAGAAAATGATGCTGGTGTATTCGCCACTGCCACTACTGGCCAGGCAATGCAATTGCGCGATTTGGTGGGACGTGAAGATTTTGGGACAATGTCAGCAGACGCCATTATAAAGGCGCTTGACATGATTGGCTTCAATAATGTCTCGATCAATGAACTTGATACGGGATTAGAAAATGCAGGCACTTCAATGGAGGCTGCCGCAACTAAGTTGGGGATCGCGGCGGATGATCTTTCCAAGTTCAATACTGGATGGACTAAAATTGAAGCACTCCTTGCGACGGGTGATACAGGTTCGCCAGTGTATTCAAACTTGCAGCAAACGATGTCCAAGCACAATGCGATTAATTCAATGGTTGGTGGCCAGAGGCAGATAACTTCTGGATATCGAAACTTTGCGCTGGGGTCGATCAACTCTGACCACAAGAATGGTCGGGCTCTCGATGTTGTTGGCTCGAACTTGGGTTCGTATGCAAAGGCAATGATTGGGAGTGGTGGTTTCGCTGAATTTCATGGCTCTGGCCAGGGGAGGCATTTGCATACTGTCCCTGGCCCAATGGGAGATACTTCACGACCCGCCAGTTCCGGTAGTGATAGCGTCCAGAATTACACTCTGAATGTGTACGGGGGGCCCAATGCCGACGCAACGGAAGTTGCTCGCCTGGTCATGAGTGAGTTGCAAAAGACACAACGGTCCAATAAGGAGCGCCGCTGATGCCAAAGCAATGGCCCACAGAATCACTGAACAGTCCCTTACTGCCTGGCGCCCCAGCAAGTCAGCAGACCTACAGGACTCTCGCCCACTATGTAAATGGAACGCACGTAGGAAACCGCACTGTCGGCTACCAAGAGGCATCTGCTTACGGTTTGATCCCTAATTACACCAAATTTAATCGGGTTCGCTTGTATAAGAAAATTGCACAGGAACTTTACGGCACTTTTCAAACAACCACAGAGAGGTACTACTACTGGAGAGGACGATGGATTTACTATTCCCCGACATCCTCCTCCAACTATCGCGTCATGAATGTGGCCGACTATAATTCAACGATTTCTTATATGGCGAAAGCAGGGTCTACGGTTGGGTCTGAAAACCGTGATCCCAACGTGGCCGCCACTAACTCAATGGCCACCTCTCCGTCAGTTGGGTCCACACCAGAGGGGAGAACTGCTGTTGCCACAATCTATCATGCGGCCACTTCTGCAGATGCGCTTGAATCATATACGGACGTATTAAGGCGACAAATCCAAGGGGCAAAAGATGCGTTTGTGAGAGCGCAAATCCAATACGGGGGTGCTGATTCGATCCAGGGACGGGTCGACAAAGGCCTTGAACCATATTTGCTGTCGAAGGGGTTTACAGTTGCTCAAATCAAGTGGTTCTTAACTGGAGGGCGCTCAAATCCAATAACGGGAACTGCTGCAAGTGGAGTAGCACCAGTCAGTAACAATAATAATGGGAGATCTGGGGGCGGGTCGCCAGCCAATAACCCAGCAGACCTTCTCCCTGTTCCAACTCCTATTCTTACATCCGTCAAGGTCAAAGCCCCATTCGGCTACCTAAAACCTCCCTCCAGTGTCGAGGACTCCAGACCACAATTATTGCAAACATTCCCGAAGAGTCCTGGTTTCGGCGAAATGATTCCCGACAATATCAACATGCCTCAAACTGAAGTTTTTTACTTCCCGTACATTCCCAGTAACGTATCTTACTCAGGACTGGGGTCGACATGGACGGAGATACCGCGTACGGGGGACCTTCCTTTGGTCGAGTGGTCTAACTACAACTTGCTGAAAGTATCTTTTGAATTTCTTCTGGCACAAGACCGAACTGAACCAGGCGGGACAAGAGTCCCCGACGGCATTACCGTAAGCGTCGAAGATGACATCAACACGCTGCGGAGAATGGCTCAGCGACCCTACCCGATTTCAGTTTATGGCATGGATTCGCTCATGCGAATTGTTCTACGCCGGGCTGCGACAACCGGAAGAGCGCTTGAATTCGTTATCACCGATCTCCAAGTGAGCGCAATGAGAAGGACTCAGGAAGCAGGCGACTCACTGATTACGGCAGCAACAGTGAAAATGACATTGTCTGAAATCCCCATCGAAGAAGTTAATGTTGCCCGATTCAAGTTGCCCGTAATTCCGCCCAAGCGCCCCCCGAAACCACCTCGCACCCCTCCGCCGCCAAGTGACCCGGTGGTAGGGATTTCTGAAGACGCCGAAAACGGCCCAGGCGCACCCGAGCCCGCGGGTCGAAACGAAACCCCAGTACGCCCACCTACAGGGGCATTCTAATTTTGCAGTAGGCACCTATGGCTCAAATCGATTCAAATACACGAGAAACCAATCTTCGTTTTGTTGACGATGAGACTGGCCTCCAAGTCAATATCAATAATTCGATTCTTTCTATGTCAGTGAGTTACAGTGCAGATCTAGCATCCCAAATTTCGGTGGCCGTTCACGACCCTGGCCTCAATTTTGCGAAAAACAACTTCTTTCACATCACAAGAACGGTATTTTTTAGCCCGGAAACACTCCGCAACTATCAAGACCCTGGTATTGCCGTCAAAACACCTGAAATAACGCTTGACTCAATTCCGGAGTACAGAATCCAAGTGTTCGAAATTGCAGCCGCTGAAATAACTCAGGGCCCTGGCAGCAGTGCGGTCTGGAACCTGGAATTACGGCCTAAAACTGTTCAGCAGATGAAACGAGATATCAACGCGCGATCCTACAAAGGAAAAGGCAGTGAGTACGTCAGGGGAGTGTGTGAAAAATACAACATGCTCCCTCTAATTGAATATACGGGGAAAATGGTTTCTATTTCTGGAGCCAACAACTCCAAGGCCGCAGATTCCGTCTGGGACGTTTTATCCAGTTTGGCTAGCGAAGCAAAGTTTGTTGTCTATGAGAGCGATAACACTTTGGTTTTTGCGTCTCAGCGTTATTTGCTGGGTATTTATGGTTCTGAACACAGCGACGTAGAAATTATCGACCCAGTCACTAGCGCTCCAGTAACAAAACGATTGAACTACATCCCCGTCAGGTGGCCAGCGCGCTCGTCGGATTTGCTACGACCAATAAGCATCCCAACGGTACGTCGATCAGACAATGACCCATTAGAGGTTAGGGGGTCGGTTAATCTCGATAGATTGAGCGCCACGACTCTTCGGCCAGGAATGACAATTAGAATAATTGGCATCCCTTATATGGACGGCCTGTATCTAGTCGACTCGGTAGAATACGACTATCTGGGGAATCAGCCAGTTACGGTTTCGTTCCGCTCGCCAGAACGGGAGAAAAAGGACATTCGTCAATTTGACATTGGGAAAATATATCCTGCCATGTACAACAAAACCGTCGATGGGACTGACTTCAGTAGCGGCATAATTGGGGTTTAAATGGCAAATGAAACTTTCACATCTCGTTACGTAAGCACCGGAAACGGCGTTAACGCCAATTCAACCTATCTTGGGATAGTCCGACGCTACAACTCAAGTAACGGCGAAACCGTGGTGTTCATCCCACATTTGTCGGCGACCTATACGGTGAACAGATTACTGGGTGGACAGCCAATAGACCCTTTGCTCAAAGGAGAGAAGGTAGCCGTTGGATTTTTAAATGGATACTTGACAGAACCTGTCATCTATGGTCGGGCAAGTTTTAGAAATAGCACTCCCGACCCGTCTGCTTTGGGGCCTTGGGGAGGCGCCGATTTAAGTCTTGTCCAGACCCATCAAAACACGACATCGGGATTTTTTGGGCTGCAGGGAGTTGCTGGAAATGCTGAAGCAACTGCAGTTTTTTATGAGGAATACTATGATCCACTCAATATCGCTACGCCCGATGGGGTGACGGTTCCAGTAACTGGTATTTATTTCTACGCATTGGAAGCAACTTTATTCACATCTGGATCCACCTCGTCCAACTTCCAAATACGGTTGGTTCGAGGAAGCGTAGGTGGCGGCATTTACAACAAAATAGATGCCTCAGCCATGGGGACTGCTAGTACTCAATTCGTTTTAGGAGGCGTTGCTCCGGTCAATGCGGGAAATATTTTGCAGGCCACAGTTCGGAACACCTACTCGACAAGTGTCCAGTTCGATCTCACAATGAGGGTTGGCCTACTTAGTACAATGCCATAAACTGTATTTACGCAGCCATTTCCAGGTGTAAAATAAGGGAAGGCAGGTGATTGGTGTGGACACTTTTGTATTTCCTTTAAAATTTGACAATACTGGCCTGCGGAAACTCTCCGAAGGGACGGACGAATATTACAAGCAGTTATTGACAATGACAATTTTGTCAGAGCCAAACATGCTCCCGTTTACGCCAGAATTTGGAATTTTCGACCCGACCTATAGAGAGGTCGACAAAGGTCAATTCGTCACCCAAGCATCGCGATTTGTCCCAGAGGTTATTATCACTTCCATTGAAGCCGAACTTACAAATGACGGACAGACCCTCGTAAACTTTTCTTTTGAAAAGAGGTAAATAGTGCCTGCAGATTTTAGCGACTACGTCGACCTGAGGCTCCACGATGCTTCGCCCACCGACATTTATCTTGGGGCCATTGAACTTGCTCGTTTGACGTTGCCAGAATTTGCCCTTCGTTCGGGCACCGTAGAAGATGCTCTTTTTCAGTCGATGTCATATATGCAGATGTTGAGTGTTGCAGCGATCAATCGCCTACCTAGCCGCCTCATGGAAGGCCTCATGAAAATTGGAGGGGTCGAACGCGACGCCGGAAGCAGGTCGGTTATTACTGTCAATTTCGTGCTTAATGAAGTTACTTCGTTGACAATACCCATTGGGAGCACATTTTTCTACGAAATTGATTTCGGTGATGAACAGGTCCTGCGGTATTCCTACATGACTACTGAGACAGTGCAAATTCTGGACACTGACATTCCTGCTGGTGAAACCTTGCCACAAAAAGAACTTACATTGACATCCCAGTATGTCGGTCTCCATATTCTTCCTGCAGTTGGTTCCGAATTGCAGTCTGAGACAGTTTTCCCCGACATGTCTGAGGTTACGTTTGTTAGCCACTCTAGCGTGGGGAGCAATCCCGAAGACGATGAAACATTTCTTTCTAGGTGCGTAGACACCATCGCTTCATACAGCAACTCGAATATTACGGCAAATCAAATCCGAAGGTATGTGCTCACATCGCAGGCTTTAGTTTCGCGATGCAAAGTGTATGACCTTACAAGTTCATACAATACCAATCTGTATCCCATTGAGGGGGAGCCGGTCACAGGAAGCGTTCTTGTATTTGTATATGGCAGTGAAAGATTTTTGACAGCCCTAGAACGGAGC